CCCGGGTCTACCCTTTGGCATAAAAACCTTTATCTTGGATGTTCCCTAGTACATCCTTAAAACCCAAATCGACTAACCAAGATTCATTTGACAAATATTGCTCCTGTGCACGCTTGACTACCGCGTCGTCAAGCTCGTCGATTGGGTGTTTGTCGATGGACCTAACAATCGCACGGAACTTCTGCGCCAAAGGATGATATTTTATATACTCAAATTGCATTGCCGTGCGAACTGCTATATAAGCTTTTAGCTCTAGATCGTCATAGAGCTTTTCCCTACGCATGAACTTACACCTGTTATAACATTGGGCTATCGATCCTGTATAATAATCTGGGCCCCACCAGATCTTAGAAAACCAAGCACTATCAGGAGCTATCCAGGTCTTTTCAGGTGTAAAAGTACGATCGCACTCTTTAGCTAAGGCCTTAATATCAGTTGTACTGATCAGAGTGTCGAAGAAGTACAACTTATCATCCCCGTTACCGACGCTCCCTGTGACCCGCTTTAGCAAACCTATTTGCTCCAGGGCATCCATGGTCTCCCAAGACATTACCATGGTGTCTATTGCGTTGGTCAAGAGATGCCCGTCCGCCAGTCCACCTTTGCGTTTTATTAAGCCGTCATAATAGAGTATCGGGGCGTTTACAGTATATTCGACTAAATGCTCGAAGCCTTCAGACTCCACATAATTTCCCGTCCATCGACATGTTTCTTCCAATTCATGCGAAGTTATATTCGCACCAAATTGGGTGGCATCGAGCACAACTGCACATTGACATTTAGATATTTGGTTTTGAATAAACTTGTGCAGGGTGTCGAAATCAGCATAAAACATATTGAAATCTGTGCTTGGATGTTTCGCCGCCTCACCCATCCGTTTGACGGCATCCCGCAGATACTTGACCTGGCCATACCATTCGGTACATGGATGTAATAAGAAAACACGTGGTTTAGTCACCCCTGGTTCTGCGGTTTCTGTTTTCAGCCCAGCTAATAATGCCCACGTTTCTGCGGATCGGTCTCGCTCGACCACTGAGTTCCAATACTCAGCCGCACTGGATAAGTTGAGACGCTTCGGCCCCAACCTTGGTAAACCGGCTGACTTGCTCAGATCAATCCCGGTGGCATCAAAGACGGTAGACATGGATTGTCTAAATGGATTGCCTATAGTGCTCTCAAGAATCTCCAGATGATCTGCCCACGTGTGCAGCCCGCGTCTACGGGGAGTTAAATTGTCTCTATCGTAAGTTTGCAAATTTTGAATCCATTTTGACATCAACACTTGTGATCTTGGCCATTCCATTCTATCGATCATCTTGGCTTCAACAGATGCAAGGCCAGCTGGCATTGCACGGCTCGATCGGCGCAAAAGATCCCTTATTTCAGGTGCCTTAGCTGTTAATTTATCTGCAAATTTACCTGTGGTGACTATTGACAGGTCATCATGAAATAAGCTAAAGAAAGTTTGGAGCTTTTGGCGATCGACGCCTTTGGACGTATA